GTGTTGGTAAGTCTTCTTTAGGATCTGTTTTCTCTTCTGATTCTTCCTCTTCATCCACGTCCTTAAAAGTTTCAGGTGTTGGGAAGAATGTGAAATTCTGGATATTGATGTCAGTGGGATTGACAACTTCAAAATCATCACACATTCTGACAAAAACATTAATCGAGATGTCATTATCTATGGAAGAGTTAGGAACTGTGAGATCGTTGAGAACACGGAGACACACGAAGCCGTTCTGACTAGGTGTGTTAGCCGTTGTAGCGGGTAAAGTTGCACGATTTCTAAAAGAAAGATCTTGCGTACCCACAAGTCTGTTCACACAGTAGGGGTATAGTTGACCCCATTTCACTCTCATCACAAAGTCTTTTTCTTCACCGATATCAATGATTCGGGAGTAAGATACATTCAGTTCTGAAGGATCAGTCTTATAGGGATCCCAATGAAGCGCCAAACGGCCTTTGTGAAATGCAGAGGATACGATCTGGAATCGAAATTCCATAGTCCCATGCCAGTTTTTGAACGGCGCTGCAGCAAAACATGCAGCTGTCAGATGGTGCTCTGTATTACTACCATTCACATATTCATCCCACATAAATGGGGTCACTCGTGAATTAAAGAGCACTGTTCCTGGAGTGTCGGCAACATTCCAAGTAGTCTGAGTAATGAAGGATTCTCGCCCTGCAATCGACTTGATTGTCATTTCATCCGATGATGTTAGACCAAAAGTCGTTGGGTCAATAGTCACTTCTTGTTTTGCGTCCGTTGAAAGCTTCACTGATGAATCAATCATGTTCGTTGAAGCAATGTTTCCCGCATATTGCGGTACATACGGACGGATTTGTTCTACACTGGCAGGTCGCGAGTAACCAAAAATCTTCGCAACATTGCCCATAGCTCCAGCAGCGATCTGGGTCGCGCGAGCATAGGGCCCAATAACAGGGGCGCTGGCGAGCGCTCCTGCAGCCTTAGCAACAATTGACGCTGGATAGGAAATAGGTCCAGATCCATATTCGTCGCTATTCTGCGTCGGTCCTTTCGGTGACGTTTTAGGAATAGTTTTGCTAGGTTTTGGTTTATTGGTTTTGGTGCTATTTTTCTTGCCCTTACCAGATTGTGGGTCCAAAAGTTCTTCTCCACATTGAGGCGTCAACGTAGTAGTTGCCTCGGTTGGCATAGAAACGGTTAAGTTTTCCGCCCAAGCTAAAACTGTGATTCGCACAGTACCGGATGCACCATTTGCATGCTTGAGGGGGGTCATTGAAAACATATCAATACGACCCAATTCACTATACTCAGCATCTGGAATTGACACACCATTCTTATAAAAGAAATATGGTAACGTCATTTCACCACCCATACTGGTGGTAGGGTCCAGAAAAATGTGAGGTCGTTGTGAAGCCTGAATCAAGTCTTGAGAAACAAGTCCTCGTGCTTGAGTCAATTGATCTTGTAAGGTTAAGGGTAAATAGGACACCAACTGTCGTCCATAATAAAACCCATTACCATTAACAAGAAATTTCAGCTTTAAATCACAACGTAGTGAGAAATAATTGGCTAAACGATTCGCAACACGTGGATTTTCAAAGAACAATGTCCACGGATCAAAAGATTCAAAGAATGTTAAGCCGGTTCCCCAATCAAAGCTTGCTATTTCAACAGCACGACCAAAGAAATCGCCAAGATCAGCGTTAGGACCATCACCAACATCAAAAGTTGAGTCACGTTCAGAATCGACCGCCATATGCCAGGCGGGGTTCTGGTCCAAAAATTCCACTGTCTCTGCGGTGATGGCTGGATTAGCAACCTCCTCCACAAGGGGAGTCTCTCCTGATTGAGGTTCGAGAACGTCGACAAAAGGCCATTCGAGCGATTCATCATCTGAAAGTGCAAGACACTTACAATAAAGCTCAGAATGACGACAATACTCGCAAAGTTGGAGAGTTGTACCACTAGGTTGATTAACAACTTTTGTGGGGGATTCCGTCCCTACAGGTTTAAGATTACCTGATAAACATTTAGAAATAGTATTTACATTATTATTTACATTAGAAAATCACATTTACAACTTGGGGCTTCGCTGGACTCAGTGCTAAGCCTTGCATCACATTTATACACGTATAATATTAATTTATACACATAGAATACAAATAATAAAGCCATAGAAAAACGCATAACATGAAAAAACATTAAATCTAGGTATCCATATATTACAGTTCGATACTTTTACCCTGTTAAAGAAACAGACCGCCCGAAAAGCGGGTCCTACTACAAAACGCGTTTTACGTCCGCGCAGACTGAGCCAATTTACCTTAAGATCTCCGCCTGCGAAGCCCACCAAAACAGCATAGGGCATAAGCACGTGAAAAGCAAGGTTCCAACAAAGGAACACCATATTTCTGACTGAAGCGATCCAAAGCTTCATCATAGGAGACATCCAGTTCTCGGCATCCGTACGTCAAGTTCGCACGGTCTGCAACTTCTTTCATTTGCATTCGACGAGATTCATAAACTTCGCGTCCATGAGAGAACCACTCACGCAAAGCGCCGTCAATGTTCGACATACACTGTTCCTCATTAGTTACAGCTTTTGAACGTAAGACAGAGTGCAAACTCTTAAAAATGGACTTCTCGTCAAGAGCACCGAAAATCAATCCGGTCTCTTTATTGAAAACGTTCTTGCGTTTCAGCAAGTCCGCATCCTCATCCGTCATGTAGGGAGTAGGTTCAGATTCTTTGTCTGGCATAGTGAATTTCATATCACGCTCAGCTAGGAAATTGGCCACACTAATGTGGTTGAACTCATCCCATCCCTCTTTGACAGAACTCTTGGCATCGTCTCCGTAAGTGATCAACGAACATACATCACGGAATGTTGTCTTCTTTCGATCCTTGCAAATATGGTAAAATGCACATCGGAACAACAGTGAGTTGACAATAGAGTTAATATAGACGGTGAGGTTTTGACCCGAGGGATTAGATCCCACATGTTGAATGTAATCACCATTGTAAGCCATCAAAGGCTGACAGATATCAGAAGCAATTCCTCCCATGATGGAAATGTCTTCTTCGGTATAGTTGCCAGATGCTTTAGCCAAATCGATCAAAATTCGAAAAGCTGCAGACATAAGTTGGCATGACATTCGTAGGTCATATTTGCTATAGTCGCCTGCTAAAATACGATCAGCTCCATATTGCTTTACGTATTTGGCTAGCTCATCCCACTCAGGGCCTTGAGCATTAATGCCAACAGCGCATTCCGATACCAACGGAAATAGCGACAAAACTCGCACGATAGGCAAAAAGTACATTCGCACAGCGAGTTGCAGCGCAAGCGGCGCTGCTTGGAAAACTCTCACTTTATCTTTCGATAGAGAGGTAGGCTCATCTTTCAACGAAGCCTTGAAGACAGGATATGCTCGGCGTCCAGCCAAGTATTCCGATTTCATGCGTTCAAATTCATCCCAAAACTGATCATCAAGTTCAGTTGGGCACGCAAAGTCTTCATATTCCTCAGGATCCAAAAGAGTAAGGTATTCACTCTTTGGTCCAGCGAGAGGGAAGCCAACAGATGTAGATGGCTTCATTTTATCGATGAATCTCATCCCGTCAATGCCACAAACAGTTTGCATTCGGGTTAGAGGACGGACATTTTCAC